GGGTCAGGATACATTCTTGATGCCAAATCTGTCTCTAAACCAAAACTCAATATTGAACCGAAAGAATACAGGATGATTAACCACTATTATTCTTATCCCGGATTGGTAAAATGGGATCCAATAACAATTACATTTGTTGATAATGGAAACTTTTCCCAAGAATATAAAGACAGAAATGGCGGAACAATCGTAAGCACAAATCATGCAAATACCAGCGATGCATTATGGGAAATGCTATTGGCATCAGGGTACTCTACACCAAATGGAAGATCTGGAATTTCTCAGAGGGCCAAATCTATTTCAAGTCCAGAGAAGGCTTCTACGATTGATAATTCTTTCGGGTCAGCTCTTAGAATTTTTCAACTAGATTCAAATGGAAAAAAGGTAGAAAGTTGGGAGCTTCACAATCCAATAATAACAAAGATTTCGTGGGGTGATTTAAACTATAGCGAAGATTCTTTGACGGAATATTCTATAGATGTAAAATATGATTGGGCTACTCTTTATGATGCTGATAAAGATTCTAATAATGATAGAGGCACCACTATAGAATCAGATGGAAAAACTAATTAAACTCGGAGTTTAAATGAGAAGAAATAATGAAGACCGATTGATGGGCGGTCATAAACCAACACCATCGGAAGATGCACCACAAATGCCAAACCCAATGGACTTTGTGACACCAACTCAATTTGTTGATTTGCCATCAAAAGGGAGATACCCAGAAGGACACCCTCTTCAGGGCAAGGAATCAATTGAAATTCGATACATGACAGCGAAAGACGAAGATATTTTAACAAACAGGTCTTTGTTGAAAAAAGGTCTTGCAATTGACAGATTGATTCAAAACCTGATTGTCGACAAAAGCATTAATTCTAAAAGTCTATATGTCGGAGATAGAAACGCTATAATTGTTTTTGCAAGAGCATCAGCTTATGGCGCAGATTATAAAGCCAAAGTTCAATGTCCAGCATGTGGAGAGCAATCAAAGTTTCAGTTTGATCTTGCAAATTATGAAATGTTTGACGGCAACGACATTGAAGACACAAACATTAAGTATATGGGAGATGGCACATTTACAACGACTCTTCCACTATCAACAATTGCGGCTCGCATTCGCCCCCTGGTGGGCCAAGACGAGCTTGAGCTAGTCTCAAATGGCAATGCAAAAGACGTAACTAGCGACATCATTACAAAGCAAATGAAACACTTTGTGGTCGACTTTAATGGCTATGAAGATCAAAAAACTGTTAATTATGTTTGTGAAAACATGGTTGCCATTGATTCGAAGTATCTACGAGATTGCTTTAGGCTTATATCGCCTGACATAATAATGAATCAAGATTTTGTCTGTAAACACTGCGAACACAAGGAGGTCATGAGCGTTCCATTCGGAACGGACTTTTTTTGGCCTGAGTCATGAATACATGGAGGAGGTGTATGAGGCTTTCTTTGTTTTAAAACATTACGGCGGGTGGTCCCTGTTTGAGTTATATAATCTCCCAATTGGACTTCGTGAGTGGTGGTTAAAAAGAACCATTGATGAATACAAGAAAGAAGCTGAAGCAATGAAGAAACGCTAACAAGATGCTCGGGAACTCCCGAGCATTTTTTTTATAAACTATTTAGGTTAATACGAGAGGGTTAACAAATGACAGATCCAACACAAGGCTCCGGAAGAGCATCAGCAGAAGACGTAAAAAACCAATCAGAGTTTTATGAACTTCTCGTACGATCGACAGAGAAAGAAAAGCAGCTTTTAGAAATTGAAAGAAAAAGAGCAGAGGCACTTGGACTTCAAAGCGAACTTTATGAAGCAGAGTTAAATTTTCAGAATAAAATCTTGTTGAACCTACAAAACAACCAAGATGCTTTGGACAAACAAATCGTAACGCAGCAGATGCTAGACGAAGCAAATCAAAAAGCAATCATAATCCAAGAAGATTTAACCAGAGCTATACAAGAATACGGCGAGGCTTCACTGAAAAACGACGAAGAATCCATAAAAAATAGAGAATTGCTTGGAGATTACATAAAAGATCTCACCGCGCAACAAGCAGAATTTAATAGAATAATCGAATCTGGTGTTAAAAGTTTTGAAGACATTCTTGGTGAAATGGGAATGTCCAAGAGCACGATGGATCTGATAATTGAAGATGGAAAAACACTTGCACAATTATTTGAAGAAAACAAAGACAACGAACAAAAAAGAAAAGATCTGTTGGAAAAAGCAAGGGGTATTAATGAAAATGTTTTAGAAGTTAATAGAAAAGTAAATGGAGTAACCTCAAAAATAGCACAACACGTAGGCCTATCAGCAAAATCATCTGATACGTTTTTGGGATCCCAGCTTGACATCCTAACATCTTCTGCTGCAATTGGGGAGAATATGAAACTGTCCGAACTAATTCAAAAAAACTTGTTTGGACAATCGTTAAGTCTTAAAAACGTTTTCATCAATATTCTAGAAACAACAGCAAAGATGGCTCTTGAAATCAGCAATGCTTCTCGAGAACTTGGAGCCGCCACTGGTTTTGGGGACCAATTTAATAATGAATTGGCCGTTATGGCTCAAAGAGGAAACATGGCAGGGATCAGTTTCCGAGAATCCGGAGAAGCTTTGAAATCTCTAACCGGCAATTTATCTTCTTTCAACCCTAAAGCCGAAAAAACTAATATTAATTTAGGTATGACCGTAGCTAGATTGCAAAAGCTAGGAGTCTCAACTGCTAGTTCTGTAAAAATGATTGATCACCTTCAAAGAGCGATGGGGATGGGCGCCGAAGCAGCTGCAAACATGACTGCTGAAATTGCAAGAATGGGAAAAAACATCGGCATTACCGGAACAAAAATGATAGAACAATTTAATTCTGCTGCTGGTCGTTTGGCAATCTATGGCCAGAGAGGAACCCAAGTCTTCAAAGAATTAGCTGCTGCTTCAAAAGCTGCAGGTATTGAAATGACAACCTTGCTGGGAATTACAAAAAAGTTTGACACTTTTGAAGGAGCAGCACAACAGGCATCACAATTAAACGCGGTATTGGGAACGCAACTTTCAACCTTGGAGCTTCTTCAGGCATCAGACTCTGAAAGGATCATGATGATAAAACAACAAGTTCAAATGTCAGTTGGAAACTTTGAAAACTTAGACAAGTTTACCAAAATGTATGTTGCACAAGCAATGGGAGTGAGCGACGTCGCTGAGGCTCAAAGACTATTAAATATGTCAACAGCAGAATATCAGAAATACGTCGCGGGACAACAAAAATCTGCAGACATCCAAAAAGAATTGGCAGAAGCAACTGAAGAGTTGGTTCCAATGATGCAACAACTAAAACTAGCTGGTACTCAAATTCTCATGATTTTTAAGCCAATCATTACTGTATTCAGCGGGATTATCAATTTGATTTCTTGGCTTATAACAGGTATAGCTTCTTTTTTCCCCAAAGTTGATGCAGGTGGGAAAATAATCGAGTATTTAATTGGTGTCGTTACGTTGGTCTCGATTGCTTTCTACGCGTTTGGTGCGTCAATGCTTGCTGCTCTTGGACCAATTGGGCTAATTATTGCAGGATTAACGTTACTATTTGGAGCGTTTCACTTAAAAGGATCTCCAGAACTTTGGGAATTACCAGAACACGCTGGAAAAGGCTATGAAAACATGGCAAACTCAATGGGTGTTGCTGCTCAAGCTGCCAATGCAACTAGTGCATCTATGAAAAAAGTTCATGATTCTTTTCACAAAGCTGGAGGAAAGTCATTCAGCATTGAAGCAATGGCAAAATTAGATACTGAGAAAATTGCCGCTGGTCTAACAAAAGTTAAGTCTGCTATGATGGAGCTTTCTACTCTAAAAATTGATGGATTTTTAGCAATGTCTACAGACGGAGCGAAGTCTTCAATTGTGATGGGTTCTCAAGGAGTCATTAAGAGTCTGAGCGAAGGTAGGCTGACAATTGATGTGAACATGCCTGAGATAGCTCTTCCTCCAATTAACGTTGTCGTAAAAGTAAATGATGCTAACTTAGCCGGTGTGATTGATGCAAGAGTTGAAAAGAGGAGCTATAATGTCTAAATTTCCAAGCTTCTATCCATCTAAAAACAGGCCAGATTATCACCTTAGCGATGTTTTCATAAACTCTACAAAGGGAGGAAACAGAGGAACAGGGTCTGACACTAGTGAAACAGAGTATGTCATTTACTTTGGTTCAGCTCCTCTGCAGAGAATAATCGCCGTTAAAGCTTTTCTAGATTCATTCAAACTTAATCTTCAAAAAGAAAAAGAGATAATTAAATTTGCCAATCAACATGTTCAAAAAATTAAAGAAAAAGAGGGTTCACTAAGCTATAGCATAACTTTAAACATGCCGGCCCACAGTGTCAATGAGGCAAGAAATAATTTAGCAAAAATCGAAGAGTTTCAAAAACTGATAGGAACTGGTTTAGACTGGTCAACAAATGAAATCGCTAGTCAACAGTCTGACGGGACAAATCAGGATTTAGAGGAAAACACAGGATTCTCACCCCTGTGTGAAACTAGACTACCTCTCTTCTGGGTTTATTTTAGAAATATTATAAACGGAGGAAGAAAAATAACAACGTCTAAAATCTCATCTTTTGAACAATTAGTGAAACATGGGTTCCCTTGCTATATTGACAAAGTAAATTACGAACCAGATATCGAAGCCGGTTTCTTTGAATTTGACAACTACCTTTTTCCTAAAAATATAAAACTATCACTAACTTTAAATTATGAAAATCAATCTATGTACAATGAAGACGTAGAATTATTGAAAAATAAGACCATAAATTCATATGATACACTTGGTATTAAAGACAAAGACGATACAGGCTTGTTTCCTTTTCATATCGACATGGAAATTAAAAAGATGAACGATATTAACAGCGACAAAGTTTACACTAAAAAAGATTCATACTTATTTATTTCAAAAAGAACAAGTATAGTTGGCATAGGTCAGGACGTAGAGATCATTGACGCCGCGAATGTTGGAGGCTCTGTGGGATCCTTTACTATCAACAAAGGCGGACTTAAACTTACAGATGCTGCTTGCCCTAAATATGTTATTTTTGATCTATTTTTAGAATCTTTCTCTAGAGATATTTCTTATGAGTATTCCAAATCTCCTGCCGGTGCGGCTAGTATATATTCGAAAGTCGTCGGGGACTCAACAAAATTTAACAACATTAATTACAATATAAAAATCAATTGCGTGGCAGACAACTTGGAAAAGGCAAAAAAAGACCTAGGTAAACTACAATTGTTGACAAGGATGTTTTATAAAACAACTTGGAATGGCAAAGATCCTCTTAGTGTTCCGGAGGGAGAGAAAAAATCAGAATATCTTCAAAAACTCTTTGTTTACATCCCAAACATGATAGAGAAACCAAACACAGGAAAGAAAAAAACTTCATTATTGGACATGCAAGAATCTAGCATCCCTTTGTACTTGGAAGAACTCTCATATGACATAGATCTAAGCCATGGCTTTTTTCAAGAGGGAAATCATTTGTATGCTAAGGCATTTTCAATAACATTCAAGTTTTTATATCCAGATAGCGATTTAATATTAAATTACAGTGTCAAAAAAGGCTCTGATATTCAAAACGAAGATCAATATTACTTCAAGCAGAACCCTAATTCATCCATAGTCGCTAGTAGTAATGCAGCCAGACTTTTCCCAATGGATAAGAAAACTGTAAGAATAGGTAAGGCACCATAAAAAGGAGAGTATAATGCCAACATATCCGAATACAAACATAGCATTATTGCAGTCTGATGTATATTTCGAATATCTTCAAAAGCGTGGCTTAAACATTATAAGAATACAAAGGACCAAAACTTTTGAAAAGACAGTTGATCTAGAGCTCGAAGTAGATGCAGAGCATGTATGGTCCTATGGGGATAATTTAATTAAATTAGCACAAACATACTATGGAGCTAGAGATTACTGGTGGACAATCGGGTTTGTTAATAATAAACCTACAGATGCTCATTTTAAAATAGGAGATATCGTATTGATACCAAGAAATCCATCGCTTATAGTGGAGGCATTAAGATAAATGGCACAAGGAAATGAATATTTTGATTGGTCTTTAGATACGAACACCCAGCGGCGATTAACTGCGGATGAAAGGATTAAAAAACTAGTTAACGGAGAGTGGGCAAATTATCTCAGTAGCATGCCCGGACCGGTCGCAATGGGAAATTATACAAGTGTATGGAGTTTTATACATAATGAGATAAATAGCCAAAACCCACTCTCACCACAAAGTCACTTCGCGCATGACTTTATAACTGCCGATGAAAAAACGGCTCAAGATTTTTTTGACAAACATATTTTTCAATTAGCTAGAAAGGTATTCAGAATTTGGGGAATCGAAAATCTCAGTGATCCAAATTTAACACTTGAAAAAAATCTATATGATGCATGGGAAAGGCAATTAGATTCATCGGAAGGTTTCAAACAATTGAGACACTCCCCACATATTCACATTGATTTTTATGACATAGAAGCATATTACATAAACGGTGGTGGAGGGCGTGGGATGACGGATGTCGAGAACTTGAGCCTGGTCTTTGGTTGGAGCGAATTTGCCAATTCTAACGAAAATGTTGGAAGCCCACTTGCCAACATTGGCTTCCTAACTGTCTTAGATCAGCAACAAAAAGAAAGGGCGAAAGCAGCTTTGCTAAATGCTGTAAAAGGAAATCAAGCCAACGCTCCCGCCCCTACAGTAGAACAATTAAATGCCCTTAACCAATGTGCATTAATGTCTGATTTGTTGCACGAAGGCTGGTCCTATAGTGTATACCCATCAACTTGGACCAGCACCTCCGGTCAAGCCTTCGATGGTAGAATTTATCCAGTGACAACAGAAAACAGAATAGATCCTAATGAATTAATAAATCTTTGTACTGTACCAAATGATATAAAAACTTTCTTTAACGACAAAACAAAAAACTCAGATAATCTTTGGTGGTCACTTCATTGGGTCTATAGGGATTCGGAGGGCTTGAAAGACACTGAAATATATCTTAAATCTGATGACCCTAATAACGACTATGACCCAGTTAGAGATCTCGTAAATCAAGGCCTTCTTTCGCAAGCACAGCTTAAAAAATGGAACAAAGATAGAAAATTAAAAGGATATACTTTTAAAGAAATTCAAGTTGATTATGACGGAACCAATCCTTCAACAGCCAGGAGCGATGTTAAAGTGACAATGACAATTGAAATGGACCACATAAGCTCTCTAGACACAGTTTGTGCTTATGGCGATGTGATAGAATCAAGCAACATTAAGAATCCAATTCCCCATTTTCGGTATGGCGCCCCACCAAATTTGGAAAAAAAAGGCGGAGCAGCTCAAGTGCGACTTGTTGACCTTATAACCATACCTCAGGTAAAAACCGTTGATGTCACCACGCCAGGAGGACAAGGTTATCATAAAAACACTTTCACCCCAGAGACATCGAGAATAAGACTTAAAGTTTGGTATGACGAAGAAGCAGTCAGGAAAAACCAATCCGCAACCTACGCTACAGAAACAGCTTTAATTCTTGACTTGGCTTTGGTAGATCATGAAATTAAAAGACACGACGACGCTCAAAATAAGACAACACTAACAATAACATATAGAGGCTACTTTGAGGAGTCAATGAATGCTCCGTACAACGATGCTCTAGTTACCAGCACAATAATACAAAACAGGGCAGATAGAGAAAACGCTTTAAACGAAGCAGCAAAAAGAAAGTGTGGCGACAAATTATTAAGAGAAATGCAGAGATTAGTGGTTGAACAAAACAGAGTAGAAACTCAACAATATATAGACAGCGGAGGTATAATAGCAGCTTTAATGGACGCGAATAAGGTATATGTATACGATATTGATCAAAATTTGTTTAGTGCTGGGAAAATTGGAAATTATTTATTGACAGATTATCAATATGTTGATTTGAATTCGATTAAATCTTTGAGTGCTTACGTAGCCAGCAATCCTAATGCAGGCCTCCCAAATCTTCCTTCGTCAACAAATAGTAGGATGAGAGGTGTTCAGGTTCAAGGCATAAATGTACAAAGAACAGGCACCTTAAGCAATATTCTTTCAGGTGCAAAAGGTGAAGCATTTTATAAAGATATATCAAAGTCACCAATTAATATGTTTGTAATGCTTGGGGATTTAATAAATTTTGCTCTTGACTCTTTATATAAACCAGGGACAAATACACACTATTCACACACTAAAGATATGAACATGAGATTTATTGTTGGAACAATTAAAGTTCCACATCCAAAAGATCCAACAAAATCATTAACAATAAACCCTCTTCAAATACCAATCGATATACGTTTCTTCTCATCTTGGTATCATGATACAATTATAAAAAAAGGAATCACTAGTTATGCCATTGGACCTTTCATCAAAGATTTGCTGGAGAGACTAGTAAATGATGTTATATATGATTCATGTTTTTCCGCTTTGACTGTAGATGAAAATCCCCCACAAATAAGATCTTGCTATTTTTCTGATCATTCAGGAAAATGGTTTGACTGGTCCAACTCGAACAAAGCTGGAACACTTATGCAAATAAATGCAGCTGGGAATAACCTGATAGGTAATACGGATGCTTGGTTCGATCCGAAAGATCCCTACGCTACAGGACAGACGGAAAGAATATTAATGAAAAAAGACATCAATGCTCCGATTGCAGACTCCAGAAATTACTGTGTAATATATCAACAATTTCCTTCATACTTTAGGCAAATTAGAAACGGCTCAAGACCTTTAAGAAATCAACCAACAACAGTTGATATATATGATGGATACAATAATAAATATAACAATTTTTGTTCCTATACAACTTTTACAAAAGCAAATCCCAATTCCTACCTCAGAGAAGCTAGATATTTTAATAATAATTTTGGAGTTTTGGCTTTGATATCAAATGTTTATGACTTATCTTTTAAAATACAAACAAAAAAAATGAATACATGTTTTTATCCCGGAAATATTATAAATTTTATTGTAACAGATTTTGGCCCTTCGGCTTTTGTAGACCCAACATCTTTGGGGGAGTCAGATCCTCACACACCTAATACAAGAGCAAATATTTTAGGATATGGAGGTTACTATATAATAACAAAGGTTTCATACCACCTCGAGGATGTTCAGTCTGTAGGTTCAGCAATAATAACAATCACATGTAAATTTTTGGGGACTGATGCGAACTTAAGTCTGACAAACAATAATGTTGTTGATGATATATTCATAGATGAACCTCAAGAATGTGTTGACGCTTACAATGATCAATTAGATAGATTAAGAGTGATCGATCCAAAGATTGCCAGTGGATTTTCTGTCGGGGTGACGACAAGTGCTGCCACTGCTCCAATAAACACATTGCCGGTAATTTCAACTCCACCACAATCTCAAAGAATAACGACGGCGGCATCACAAAAAGCCAACCTAGGAACAGGAGATATGTTGTTGGCGGCTATGCAATTTATAAATAGAAAATCCAATCTTGCTGTTGGCACGACTAAATCGTATCAAGTTAATGATGTATTAATATCTGTTAAAATGGAAGGATATGTTAAAACAGGTGTAGCCTTTGCGAATCAATATGGCGCTACGGCAACTGCAATCCCGTCAACAGTGACAGATCAAGCACGACTGACAATAACAACATCAGATGGAAGATCGCAAACCACACATTTATCAGTTAACTAAGGAGACAATTTATAATGTCTAGAGATTTTAATTCAACAAATAATTTTCAATTCTTGGTTAATAGAATATTTTACAGACACAAGTGGGATACAGAAGCCTATTCAGAAAACAGCGGCCTAGGATCCAACGCCATTAAGGACGTCAATTTTTATGAAAGAATACACTATGGCCTAATTGATGATAAAAATAATTCAATTATTCCAAACGAGCAATTCCTTGTCAATACTGACAACGGAAGAGTGTTTGATTTTGTTGCTGACTCTTACTCTCTCATGAGACTAAATTTCAAAACAGCCTTACGAAAAGGTCTTGTCTCCAATGAAGGTTCTTTGTTTGGAAATCTTGACATGGTTTCATCATACACAAATCCTAAGTTAAAATATGGAAGATACCTTGAGGATATCTTCCAATTTTACAACGAAACACACATACCATTTGATCTTGGTATAACCAGTATAGCATCTTATGAAGACTATGTCAAGAACTTTTTTAAACTTTTTTTCGAAGAGGGCAAAAACATACCTCTAACCATGACAAGATGGAATACTTCAATATTTTCTTCTATTCTAGATACTGGTCTTGCTTTTTCTTATGCTGATATTGATTATGACGCAGACCAAATAAAGATTGATGATATCATAGATCATCCATGTTTTAAGTATGTTGAGAACATTTCTTTAAACATGGGTTTCAGCATTCTTCACCACAACCCAAATATAATACTTTATGATATGACCTCTCCAGCTGGAGATAGTATAAGACAATCATATAGTTTACATACTTTACCTTTATTATTCAACAATAGATTTATTAAAACATATACTATAGATAATTCATTACTATATAATAATATTAATTTATATTATAATAAATATGTTTTCAAAAACCCACAAATCAAAGTTGTTTCTGTGCAAAATTGCAAAACGATCTCAGAATACATAAGGCTGCAACCAGTGCAATTAACACATCGCCCTTATAATGACATGGAAGAGATTTGGTACTATATCTTAATCAGGAACAAGGAAGAAGGAGATCCATTTAATTCCCAAAAGCTCAAAAACATTTATAAAAAAGCAAAATATTTTCTAAAAAAAGTTGACAAACCTTCTGCTATGAGTTATATTAATAACATGTTCAAAGATCAGGTGTGGAACAAAAATTATGGTTTCCATGATGCTCTTGCTAAGATCAAAGGACAAACACAGACGGAAGCTCAACGACAACAGACTGGAGGAGGTCCGACATCGGGAGGTTCGTCTTACTAACGGAGGACAAATGCTATTCCAATTAATGGACAACAAGACCGATTGTGCTGGGACTTATCTCAGCGGTCAATTCGTTTGGGACAGAATCCCAGACGGAATCACAAAAACTTGGTCGTATTCCGACCACCTATACGGCAGAGACATTCAGTACGCTAATTTAATGGTGTCTGGTAAGCCGATTGATGAGGTTTGCCCTGAACACCTAAGAGAACGCTGGGATTCAATCAAAGGTCTTCTAAAGAGCCATTTTAAGGCTTTTACGGCTGCCAAAATAAACCTCGATGATGTTTGTTTCTATGATGTTGTGCCACAAAAGCACTTGCAACACTACTTTGAGACAAAAAACGAAATAACCGAGTGGGTATTCAATAATGTCGAGAAGCCAAAAAACTATTCTTTCTTGCAAAGAATCCAAGCAGCAACTCGAGAACTTAAGCAGCATCCCGTAAAACTAAACTCATTTGCTTTATATTGCATAGCGGCAGAAGACTTAAAAGCAAAACATCTTTATGATCAATTCGGAGACTCAACTCCTTATGTTGATTATGACATCTTCGGAACAGTTACTGGGCGTTTAACAACAAAAAAGAACTCGTTTCCAATTTTAAATCTCAAGAAAGAATTAAAGGTTCACGTACATCCAACAAACGATGTATTTCTTGAGCTTGACTTTAACGCTGCTGAAGTCAGAACTATGCTTGCGCTGCAAGGCCACAAACAACCTGAGGAGGACATTCATGAGTGGAACATTCAAAACGTATTTAAAAAAGATCTTAGCCGAGAAGAAGCTAAAACAAAGCTATTCGCATGGTTATACAACCCAGACTCAAAAACTATCCAATCGGATTTCTACAATAGAGAAAGTCTTGGAGAAACATTTTACCACGATGGAAAAGTTGAAACGCCATTCGGACGATCAATTGCTGCTCCCGTTCGCAAAGCCCTCAACTATCTATTGCAATCAAGTTCCTCGGATAACACCCTTGACCGGTTTTGCAGAATTTCTAACTTCCTTAGGGCAACGAGATCCCATGTTGCTTTTGTTGTTCATGACAGCGTTGTCATCGACTTGCATCGAGAAGACAGACTGTTAATCCCACAACTCGTTGAGATGTTCGGAGACACAAAATTAGGACGATTCAAGGTAAACTGTTCGCTTGGAAAAAATTTAGGAGATATGAAGGAGTTCACATGGTAAATTTATTATTTTTATTATCAACAGCCTGGGCGTCAGATGTTTATGAAGTTTGTGTGCATAAAAAACAAATTTGGAATGAAAGAAATCAAGAGTTTGTAAATGATTATGTTTCAACTTTTTATTCTCGAGAGCCAATTCAATTAATTATTCATGATAATTTATTTGAAATAAACAGAGACAAAAGACAAATTGTAGAAAAGTTTACAAAAGAGGGTATGGATTGCTATAGAGAGCATGATAACTCTTTTATTTGTTTAGACCAAGTCAACAATAGATTTTTATGGGAATTTTATAAAAGAAGCGGTGAAGTAACAAGAGATGTTTTAAAAATTTGCTCTAAAAATGGTGAGGCAATCTGAATGTTTGTTGTCGGAGACTTAATCGAAGTATGCAATACCCAATCAACTGGTTTCAAAAATGGAGAAGTTGGATTAATCGTAAAAATTGAACAAATAACAAAAGAAATAACCATTTATTGGACTCTTCTGGGTAATTATGAAGGACATGCTCCGTTTTGGGCAGAAGAAATAAGGCTATTAAGTGGAAGACAAACTGAAAAAAGGTGAAATTGTTATTATTAATCATCGAAGCTTGACTTGGGGTTGGCTTTCGTATAAAAATGAAGACGTCGGTTACATAAGAGACGTAAAAGATTATGGATATGAATATAAAATCGCAAGAGTATTTTTATTTAGAACACAGAGGGTAGAAAGTGTGCCTTGCTGTTTTTTAGTGAGGTTAGAAGAATGGAAGTAGGAGATTTGATAGTTTTAAATAACTCACCTTTTCAAGGGGGAAGTATTTTCGGCTATGTTAACGGCGATTTAGGCTTAATAAAAGAAGTTTTAAAGGGGGACTATGGACACTTTGACATTTTTGTAGTTTTGATTTTGCGAAACATGAAAGAATACCACATACCACACACATACATGATGAAACTGGAGAAAAAATGTTAATGATCGGACTCGGCGAAGCCGGAAAGAATATTGTTGAGCTTTTTAAGCCACATACAAAAAATTATAAAATTATCGTTCTCGACGAGGACCAAGGAATACCAAAAAGAAACTCAGTAGAAGAATATGACAGCATAGATTTTAAACTCACACAGAAAGGCCTTAAATCGCACGATGAAGCCTTTCTATTTGTTTGTGGGTCTGGTAAGATAGCTGGAGCTTCTCTGCGTGTTCTTGAGGCCCTCAAGCCCTTTAAAACAACTATTGTTTACATTGTTCCTGATCTTGAGTTCGCATCTGATCGAGAACAAAAAAGACACAAGGTTCACTTTGGGGTACTACAGGAGTACACCCGCTCGGGCCTTGTGCGCGAGATGATAATTTTAGATAATAAAAAAATGTTTTCTCATGCAGGCACAGGTACTGCGTTAAAATATTATGATAAAGTAAATTATTTTATTTACTCTACGATTCAAAACTTGATGTATTGCAAACACATCAAACCAGACTTTGGAAGACTTCACGAAAAAAAAGAAATCTCTAGAATTTCGACAATTGGAACGGGAACGTTTGAAGATGAAGAAAAGTTGCTTTTTTCACTTGACAACGTGACTGAAACATGTTATATTATAAACATAGAGGAAGAGGACTTAGATAATGATCCGGAAGTAATTCCAAGGTGCCAAAAACTTGTTCGAGAAAATAAAGAAAAAGACAGAAACACTTCTTTTGCGATTTGGAGATCTTCTGAAGAGAATCATTACTATTCCGTCCACTACACTCACTTTATACAGGGAGGATAACTTGTTTCAATTTTTAAATAAAATAACACTTGAAGGACTAAAGAACAGAAAGAGACTTGGGTGGGGTTGCTCGATAATTATGGTATCGGGTATGCCCATCGTTGTTGATGAGAAATACCTTCAAAAAATGGAGGATGAATATAATGCTAAAGAAAATAAAGGTGGAACTGGATCGATTATTACATTTTGAAAGAATGGCGATAGATTCAATTGCTTATGATAATTTAGATGAACTCGAGCTTAAGTTTGTTACGGAGAAACTTTTCGAAGTAAGCAACATGATTTTAAGGCTCGAAATAATTCTTCGAGAAGAAGAATAAATTTATTGGAGGACAAATGACAGAACAAATTTACTATTCATTTTGGGGAAACCAAAAAGAAGAACACAAAGATTATTTTAAACAAATAAGTTTGATAGCAGACTGGATCGGCTATGCTCTTATTGGGCCGAGAACAAATCCATTTACTGGAGAGTACATGCCACTATCAAACATTGCAGTATTACAAACAAAAGAAAAGTTTGGATCTCCGAGAGTCTATGTTCAATTCTCCGAAGAAAGTCATCTTGAGGATGCAAAGCATTATCGACAAACTTATAAGACAGCAATTGAGTTATGGCCTCAATACGAAAAATCAATCAAAGAAGGTATGGATTATTCTGAATATCTTTTCGACACAGAACAAGAAGTCGCTCATTACATCGCAGAACAAATGAAATGGCTTCAACAAGGAAAGAGTGGCGGCCACATTGATAATGACATCTACCTCGCAAGACTCGAGCAAATTCAAGCAGAATCAATTTTTTTAAAAAAAGTTTGTGATTTGACTTGACAAACCCTTTTGGATATGTTATAATAAATACATAACGTTGGATGAAAGATGAAAAACGTTAATGGAACTGATGAGTTTAACCAACTCACACAACAAGGCTCTGTTTATGTTCAATTCTCGGCAAACTGGTGCGGCCCATGCAAAATGCTTGCTCGCACCGTTGAAGACATTGAAGAGACAGAATCTGATATTACTTTTTTAAAAGTAGATGTTGACTCAAATAGAGAGTTGGCACAACAATTTGGAGTGCGAAGCATTCCAAGGGTAATCCTAATGAAGAACGGCGAACAAGTCGGAGAATTCATGGGAGCAAAAAATAAAAACGATCTTCAAGAAATTTTAGAAAAAAGTTTAAAATAAAACTTGACAAGCATGAAAAAACATGTTATAATATAAATACTCAATTAAACCATGGAGGAAACATGAGTAACACTAATAACACAATCAACGTAACAGTCTACACTGGAACATTTACTACTCAAAAAGGCGAGCAACGCACAATGAATTTCA